TGATTATGAAAAACTTGAAGAAGTATTGGGTTGGATAAAACACGCACAACCTGTTGTAAATGCAGTTTTGGATAATCCAAAAATACAAAAAATGTTAGAGGAGGCCTAGTATGGAATGGATATTGTTATCAAATATTATCTTGCTCATTATACTAGATTTATAGTATAATACAATGGAAGGCAATGGCTCTACCTCACTACTAGTCATATAATCCATTGCCTTCTACACAAGGAGAATAAATATGCATATGAAACCAGAACAAGAATACCAAAAACTCAAACAACAACTACTCAAACTCAAACAAGAAGTCAGAGACTTACAAGAACTTGATGCTGATGAAGATGTGATTGAAGCCACTTGGGATGAACACGAACAAGTTTGGTATGAAATATTGGATTTAGAAACAGAACACGGCATCAACATAGACGTTTCACCAGAAATATAATGCCACGGACTCCACCCAAAATCATACAATCAAAAACTCAATACAATGGTTTTGATTTACAAATAATCACACGTGAGCAAATGTTTTTGCTTACATATGATGGCAAAATCTGTCAGTTAAGACAGGATCAAACCATGGTAAATCATGGACACAAGTATGAAAGAAACTTGTGGACAGACGAAGCCCAAGCCCAATCAACAGCAAAAAAATACAACGACTTCTTCAAAACCACCCTTTTTGGCTATAAAAAGATAGTTTAAACATAAATAATATTATTGTGTAGGCATAGCACAATCATTGCGTATGGCATATTGCTATTGTAATGTCTCCTAGAAAGAAAAAGGGCGTCAGAAATGGTGCCCTTTTTTTGTGACTAAATAATCTTGTAACTTAACAGAATGGAAGGACATAGAAATATGGCAGGAAGAAAAAAAGAAGTTGATGACAACTTTGAAACACTACTCAAAGATTTTTCAAATCAATATTTTGACAAAGAACTACAACACGCACACGAACTATTTTCAGATGCTAGTTGGCCCAAAGATGAAGATCCTCACTATGTAAAGAAGGCAACATTTTTAATCAACGCAAGAAAATCACATCTTATGTTGTTGAAAACCATGTGTCAGCATATTACTGGAGCAGTATCAGGTGGCAAAGAAACAGCAGTGGATGACAAACAAGCAGAAAAACTACTTGAACAAGCACTACAAAGAATAGGCATTGAAAACAAGAACAGTGATGCATAATGAAAATACCATTCAAAGTTTTTTTAGACACACAAAACATCTTGTCAGGTATGCAAACACCACCTCTACATGTGGAAGTTTGTGATTGGTTAGACAAAAATCAAAACCATCCCAGAAAAATACTACAGGTGTTTAGACACGCAGGCAAAAGTTACATACTTTGTTGTTATGTGGCTTGGAAACTACTGACGGATCCAAACTACACCTGTATTATTGTGTCAGCAAAAAAGGCTTTGGCAATGCGTAACTCAATGATGATACGAAGCATCATTGAAACAAATCCACTCACAGCACATTTGAAAAGTGAACTGTATCAATGGCAAGCAAGTCAGTTTACAGTTGAAAGAGACAGCATTCAACTTAACCCCTCAGTTACCTGCACATCAATGGCAAGTTCATTTACTGGTATGCACTCAGATGAGATTATTGGAGATGACATTGAGGTAGCAACCAATGTGCTCACAGAAGATGCTAGAAACTTTATCAAAGACAGAACAATGGAGTTTGGTAAAATATCCAAAAGAATATTATTGGTTGGAACCCCACATCACGAAGAAACCATTTACAGACACTGTAAATCAGTTGGCTATGATTGTGAACTAAAAATACCTGTTTATAACAAAAAAAGTGAACTAGCATGGCCCAATCATCCAGATGGTATGTTTACTTGGGAATGGTTAGAAAGACAAAAGAATGAATCAACAGAAGGTGATTTCAAATCACAGTATCTATTGATACCCAGCAAAACATATGATTCACTTATTGCTATGGACAAAATACAAACATACAACGCAGAACTTACATTCCAACACTTGCCACAACCAATGGGTGGTTATCTACCCATAGTTAGAATAGGCAACCAACAGATAAATAGATTGGTTAGCAGTTGGGACGTTGCTAGTGGACTAAGAGGCAGAGATGCTAGTGTGTTGTCAGTGTGTGCAAGAGACAACAACGGCAATGTTTATGTCCATGATGTAGTAGAACTTTCTGCGGCAAAAGACAAAGACTTTGACATTCAATGTGAAGAAGTTATTGATATATGTGACAAGTATAAACTTGGACATGTGTATCTAGAAGAAAACTTTTCAATGACATTGAAAGCAGAGTTGAAAAGAAAGATACTTGCGAAGAAGAAAAAGATTGTGGTGATTGGCGAGTTTAGAACCACCAACAAACTTAACTTCATGGCACAACAACTTGAACCCATTATCAAGGTAGGCAAGTTGAGAGTGCATCAGCGAGTGATTGACAACAGTAAGTTTATGAGTCAGTTGGAGGAGTTTCCATATATGAAACACGATGACTGCATAGACGCTACTGCTATGGCTATATCAAAACTGCCAGAACCAGGTGTGGATATATCAAAAATACCATTGATACAATCACCATTACAGATGGCAGGAGGAAGAGCAAAACTGACTGATTAGGCACTAATAAATACTGCCAGATTGTATATATTATATAAATAAACATAGCACACGCACACACGCACGAAAGGTAACCATGGGAAGTTTGAACAAAAGATTAGGTCCAATAACATCGCCAGTTATACGAGATAAGATTTTAGAAAAAGGTCCAATAACATCGCCAGTTATCAAAACTCCTGTGTCAGAACCAGGCACACCAAGACTTTATCCAGGTGGCCCACCAATCCAGAACCCAGGCAAAAGCCCCAACCCAGGCAAGTTCAAACGTCCACTGCCAGTGCCGCGAGAACCATGGTTAAAACCAGTGATGCCAGAAGATCCAAGAGTATCACAGCCAGTTGAAGGACAAAGATTACCAGGAACAGAAGAAGAAAATATTAGATACTTTCCATCAACAACAGCACCATCAGAAGCACAGACATTGGCGGCAACAGTTGGAGCACAAGTGGTTCCAAGTGCAGTAACACAAGAAACAAAGAAAGGCCCAAAACGTAGAAAGCCAACCACAGGCACATTGGGCTCAGCAGGGAGTTTATTATAATGGGTGATAAATCAGGCGGCGGCGGCGGAGGCGGCGGTAACAAAGGTTACCAAGGACCAAAAGGTCCTGTAGCACCACCTTCAGTTCAAGACAAAAAAACAAATCAACAACGCAGTCAAAGAATAGTGGAAAACACAGTTCAAAGTATTACAAGAAAACAAACAGCGGATCCAACAAGAATGCAAGGATCACAAGATTCAGATGCTGTTTGGAAAACAGTTTCAATGCAACAAGGCAACTATGTGAAAGACAGATACGGAAACCCCGTGACAGGGAGAGGCGGCAAGATTGTGATGACTAGCAAAGGCAGACAACAGTATGAGCAGGCTATGAGTAGAATACCTTTGACTAGAGCACAAGTAGAATCACAACAGAAGTTTATGAAAATAGCATCAATACCATTAATGTTTGTGCCAGGCGGTGGGTTATTGAGAAGTGCTGTTGTGGGTAACTTTGACACAGCATATCAAAGAGGTGGTAACACAGTAATGACATATGGCAAAGGTAACTTGTTATCACAAGATGAACAAAACACCATTGCCACAAACATGCAACAAGCAGAAATGAATAGGCCTGTAGCAACAGTGGATTTATCAACACGTCCAAGAAAAGCACCAAGTAGAATGAACTTGCTAGACAAAGCATTTTCAACAATATTTGGTGGTGGTAATCTATTGGGAACAGGAGGAGGAAAACTATAATGGGATTTATGAAACCAAAAGGTCCTAGTGCTGAAGAAATCGCAAGAGCAAACCAAAAAGCCAAAGAGGAAGCAGAACGCAAAGCCAAAGAACAAGCAGAGGCGGCTGAAAGAGAAGCCCAAGCAAAGTTTGAGGGCAGTGAAGAAAGAAAACGTCAAAAAGCCAGAACAGGCAGAAGACGTTTGATTGCTACTCCATTTGGTTATTTAGGTGATACTGGCGAGTTTGGAAGCAAGGGCAGTTTATTAGGATAAAGCATATATGGCAAAAGCATCTTTAAACTACGTGAAAAATCTTTTGAAGAAGGCAAAGACAGCACGTCACCTTCACGAAGATGAAATATCAGAAGCATATCTATACACATTTCCAAACAGAGATATTTGGAGAAGCATAGAAGGAACCACTGACAGACAAAAACTCTATGATATGACAGCAGTGGACAGTGTGCAAAATCTAGTTTCAACTATTCTTAATCTATTGATACCACAAAACCAACAGTGGGCTTACATTGATGTTAGACAAGAAGTTAAAAACAAAATGGCACCAGATGTGAGAAGAATGTTAGACACAGCCAACAAAACAGTATTCAAAGTATTGAGAGATTCAAACTTTTATGTAGCGGCATCAGAAGCACTACAAGATTGTGTTATTTCAGGCACAGGTGCTATTTGTATTATGGACCCAATGGATGGCAAAGGCATGAACTTTATGGCTATACCAACCAGCCAACTTTACTTTTTGTCCAACTACAAAGATGATGTTGATGTTGTTTTTAGAGAAAGCGAACAGTCAGCACAATACATCTATGAAAGATGGGGCTCACAAGCACCAGAAATGAAAGAAGATGCTGAAAAACATCCAGACAAAAAAATCAAACTACTAGAAGCAGTGTTTAGACAAACAGGATATGAAGACTATTGTTATCAAGTTTATGTTGGCAAAGAAATGCAGTTGGTAGAAGACAGCAAGATGCCAGTAAATCCATTTGTGGTGTTTAGATTTTCAAAAACACTGGGCGAACATTGGGGTGAATCACCAGTGCGTTCAGCATTACCACACATTAGAACTGCTAATGAAATCCAAAAAATGATGCTACAAAGTGGTGCATGGGCATCAATGGGTGCATTCCAAGTTTCAAGTGACACAACTGTAAACTTTTCCAATATGAAACTACAACCAGGTGAAGTTATCACAGTGGATCAACCACTACAACCAGTTCCGTTTCCAGGCAACTTCAATATATCAGAAGCAATGATGCTACAACACCAAGACAGCATAAGAAGAATGCTGTTTAATGATGCTATCATGCCAGCGGGAGCACCAAACACATATCAAACAGCAACAGAAGTCAGTGCTAGACAGGCACAGTTTTATCAAAGAATAGGTCCTTTTGGACTGCGTCTTGAATCAGAGTTTTTACGTCCATTGATTAAAACACTGGTAACCAAACTACAAAGAAGAGGCATGGTTCCAGAGTTTGTAGTCAATACCAGTGCGTTTGAACTTGTGGTAAACTCAGCAGTGAAAAAAGGCATAGCAATGACAGAAATACAAAGAGACATGCAACTGCTACAAATGATTCAAGCACTTGGACCAGATGCAATGATGTTGGTTGATATGAAAAAACTAGCCAAGAAAATACTCACAGATGGTGACATGAGCCCAGACATTATTAGAACAGAACGAGAGATTGCACAAATGCAAGAACAAATGCAACAACAAATGGCACAGCAACAAATGATGCAAGGAGCACAGCAACTATTAGATGAACAACAACAAGCTCAAGGCGGCAACACACAAGGATAAGATAACACTAGTATCAGGCAAAGACTATGACAACCCACAAGGTTGGCAAACTCTTTATCGCATGGTTGAACGCCATGTAAACAAAAAATATCCCCAGCAATATGATGCTCAATGGTTAAACTGGATGATACGAATGGGTGAACAACCCAACGGTTTTACCACAGGCGTAGAATATCAAGGCAAGTTACAGTGCTTGTTGATAGCAGAATGGCACTACAACATGTGGATTGACGCCAAAGATGCCAACATAATGGGGATGCTCACTGCCCCAGGATGTAAGCCAAGTTGGGTTGATTTGATGCTACATCAAGTGGAATGGTGGGCAAAAGAACAAGATTGTGCCAGTATAAATATCTTTACTTGGGACAGCAGACGTGCATACCAAAGATGGTGCAGTCAAAAAGGTTTTGAACTACACCAATACACTTACTCAAAGGAGTTGAAATGAACCAAAAAGAACTAAAAGAAACATACAAAACCATATTCAATACACCAGCAGGCAAACAAGTGTTTTATGATTTACACAGAATAGCAAACCAAAGTCGTGTGGATCAAGATGCACCCAATCCATATGCTTGTGTGTATAAGATAGCACAACAGGCACTGTTGAAACGTATTGAAAACATGTGTGATATAGAACGCACAGAACACAGCAACATAATAGAAAGGCGCTAACAATGGAAGAGCAAACACAAACACAAGAGTCACTGTTGGACTCAAATACCACAACAGAAACAACCACAGAGGCTACTGAGACTGCAACAACCAACGACACACGTCCAGAATGGCTACCAGAAAAGTTCAAAACAGCAGAAGATTTCGCAAAATCATACTCAGAACTTGAAAAGAAAATACAAGAAAAACAACCAGAGATACCAGAAAAGTATGATTATTCATATGCTGGCGACTTGGGTTTAGACATGAATGAAGAACAACAAGCACAGGCAAATGAAGTGTTTCGTCACTATGGACTAACACAAGAACAAGCCAAAGGCATGTTGAGCTTGTATTCAGACTCAATCCAATCATTTGCACAGCAGTATCAACAGCAAGGACCACAAATAGATATGACAATGGAACAAGGACAACTGCGTCAAACTTGGGGCAAAGAGTATGATGTCAAAATGGGTGCTGTGCGTAACTTTGCCAAAACACTGAAAAACGACACACTGAATGCACCATTGGCCAACACAGCAGAAGGCTTACAAATCCTAGCAGACGCAATGGCCTATAGAAATGGTGTAAATCCCATAGCAGATGGTGGCATAGCCACAACACAATCAGCCGCTGATATTCGTGCTCGCATCAACGAGTTAAGAGACAGTGACTCATATCGTTTACCGCAAGGCGATATAGTAGGCGAACAAACTCGTGCTGAAATATACAAGTTATATCAACAGTTGGAAAGAATACCTAAATAACCGTGAAGCCAAGAATAGTGCCACAACCCTTTGAAGATCGCAAAAAGCTGAGAGGTCTAGTGGCACAGTGGCAACAACAAGTAGAAGACACTGAACACAACCCACAATCAATGGACCACCGCATAGCCAAAACCATGCTGGTATGGCTTGAACAGAGACTAGCCCAGGGCAATCTATATTGGAGCAACAGAGATGAATGGCGTCGCCAAACAGGACGCAGTGTAAATCGTTCAGAACATCGCCGCCAACAACAGATAATGAACAAGTGGAATCATGGATCAACACTGGATTGAGTTTAACTACATCACACCAGAAGAAACCGCACGAGTGCTGAAATGGTGCAGAACTTGTTGTTTTCAACCGTGGCACACACAAACCAACGAACACCAACAGTTTCGTCTTTGTTTTCAATCAGAAATGGACGCAAGACGTTTTGTATGGCGATTTGAAGACTATTTTAACCCATTGAAACGATGAAAACCGTGACACAGTGTCGCGAGACTATATGTAGTCACCCAAACCACAACATATTGTAGTCAAAAAACCCCCAAAACACGGGCAAAATAAATGGAAAAAACCCTCTTGACAGAACCCAAAAGAGTGCTATTATAATAGTATGAACACAACAAAACAAGGAGAAAACACAATGACTATAAAACAATATTTACAACATCTAAATGAAGATTACAATGATTATTTGAAGATGTGCGACAAGCCTTATTGGACTTGGACACCAGCAGAAAAACTGCTTGATAATATGCTGGTAGAAGCATATGAAGAACAAATGATCACAGAAAAACCAGCCTATATAGTTGAGGAAGCATAGGATTTTAGTGGTTGACAGAACCCAAAATCATGCTACTATAATAATATGAACACAACAAAACAAGGAGAAAACACAATGAACACTTATAGAATAACTGTATGGTTAGATGAAGGTATGGGCAGAGCAGATTTCGTTGAAATCACTGCTGAAAATGATGTTGAAGCACAACAAAAAGCCTACAAAATGGGATATGAAGTGCTGATGACAGAACTAATATAGTGGTTGACAAAACCCAGAATCGTGCTACTATAATAGTATGAAC